GCGAAGAAAAGATGTTGATGCTGGGGCCAGTGCTGGAACGGCTGAATGATGAGGCCTTTGACCCGCTGATCAAGCGCACCTTTGGCATCATGCTCCGCAAGTCTGAGCTGCTATGGGGAACCGACCGGGAAGATCAGGCGCTCATTCCGCCCCCTCCCGAAGAACTCGGCGGCGGTGAATTGGTCATCGAATACGTCTCGATTCTGGCCCAAGCTCAAAAACTCATCGGAAGTGCCAATCTTGAAAAACTCACGGGTTTTGTCGGAAACCTCATGGGCGCTTTCCCTGAGGCTGCGGACAAGTACGACGTGGACGCGGCCATTGACGAATACGCGGCCATGGTTGGGGCTCCCTCTCGGACGATCAGGGACAAGGAAAGCGTGGACGCCATCCGCGCTCAGCGCCAGCAAGCCCAAGAGGCGCAGGCGCAAATGCAGATGGTTCAGCAGCAGGCCGCCACGGCCAAGGATTTGGGAGCCACGCCCATCACTGAGGACACGGCCCTGGGCGCGATGCTCGGGCGCATGGGTCTGCCTCCCACGGGGGGGATTCAATGATCAACGCCTCCAACGCGAAAAGCATCAAGGCCAAAAATCGCCGCGAACGCCGGGCGGCTGAGCGCCATCTGGCTGATATCCGCTGGGTGATGAGCGCGCCGGAAGGTCGGCGCTTTGTTTGGTCGCTTCTGACTTCCATAAATGAAACCAGTTTTGATGTGAATCCTCAGCTCTCGGCCCTGAAAGAAGGGATCCGCAATAAGGAACTGAAGATCCAGGCTGAAGTGCTTTATTCCTGCCCAGAACTCTATCTCCTGGCGCAGAAAGAAGCCATGAATCAGCAATCCCTGGAATCCGCCCAGGACAAGGCCCTGGAACTGGAATCCGAAACCCCTGAAAAGGAAGAAGCCGATGACTGAACAAGTCACAGAAACAACCAACGCAACGCCAAGCGCGCCTGCAACGCTGCTACCGCCTGAATCCGCTCCCTCTGAGGGTGTGACTACGCCCGTGACTACAGACGGAACTGCGGACGGAACCCAGGAAACAAGCCAGCCGGAAACGAAGGAAGTAACCAAGGCCGAATCCAAGGTGCCTGAGGCCTATGACCTCAAGGCGCCCGAAGGTGCGGGCCTGGACGCTGAAGGGCTCAAGGCCTTTGAACCGGTTTTCAAAGAGGTGGGGCTGAGCCAGGAACAAGCCCAAAAGCTGGTCAACCTCTACGGCGAAAAACAGGCGTCTTTCGTCGAGGAACAGAAAGGCATCTGGGAAAAACAGCAGTCCACCTGGATCGATGAATTTAAGGCAGACAAGGTTTTTGGCGGAGCCAATACAGACGCGTCTGTTCAAGCCGCAGAAAAGGCCTGGCGGCACTTTGGCACGGCTGAGGATATCCGGCTTGTCCATCAGTTTGGCCTGGCCAATTTTCCGCCCCTCGTAAAAATCCTGGCCCGCGTGGGCAAGGAAATGGGCGAAGGGTCCTTTCACACTGGCGCGCCTAAAACCGCGACGGATAAAGCAAAACGCATGTTTCCGAACATGAATTAACCAACAACCTCAAGGAGAAAATACAATGACAACCCTTGCTGCAACCCATCCCACCCTGCTCGACGTTACGCGTCGGCTCGATCCTGACGGCAAAATCGATATGGTGGCCGAAATCCTGGCCCAGACCAACCCCATTTTGGAGGATATGGTCTGGGTGGAAGGCAATCTTCCAACGGGCCACCGTTCGACCGTCCGCACGGGTCTGCCTGCCCCCACCTGGCGCAAACTATATGGCGGCGTCCAGCCCACCAAGAGCACCACGGCCCAGGTCACGGATAGCTGCGGCATGCTCGAAGCCTATGCAGAAGTGGATAAGGCCTTGGCTGATTTGAACGGCAACACGGCGGCTTTCCGCATGTCCGAGGACAAGGCCTTTATTGAGGGCATGTCCCAGGAATTTGCCCAGACCCTGATCTATGGCAATGAAGGCACAGAGCCCGAAGCCTTTACCGGCTTCAGCCCACGGTACAAGGACATCAGTGATGGCCAGGGCAACGTCATTTCCAGCGCTGGCGCGTCTGCTCCTGATGGTGCTGCTGAAAATAGCTCCATTTGGCTCATTGGTTGGGGCCCCGACACCATTCACGGCATCTTTCCAAAAGGCTCTCAGGCGGGTCTCAGTATTTCCGACAAGGGGCAGGTAACCATTGAAAACATCGATGGCGCGGGTGGGCGCATGGAAGCCTATCGCACCCATTACCGCTGGGATTGTGGCCTGTGCGTCCGTGACTGGCGCTATGCCGTTCGTATCGCCTTCGACGCTGAAGACCTTCTGGCAACCCTCGCCAGTGGCCCCAACCTCATCGATTTGATGGTTCAGGCTGAGGAAATGATCCCCAACCTGGGAGGCTGCCGCCCTGTGTTCTACGCGAACCGGGCCACCCTCTCCATGCTGCGCCGCCAGATCATCACCAAGGCCAGCTACAACCTCAGCTTTGAAACCGTGGGCGGCAAGCACGTCACGATGTTTGATGGAATCCCCGTCAAGCGCTGCGACGCCATCCTCAACACGGAAGGAACTACGGCTGGCAATAGTGTGGTGGCTTAACCCTTAACCCTTTGACTCAGGAGATACCAACATGATTATGGATAACCTTCTTGAATTCGCCGACGCAACGGCCCTTTCCACGGCATCCGATTCTGCCAGCGTCCTGGTGGGTGATGTGGTCGATACCAACGTCTGCCAGTCTGGCAACACCCTGACGGATATTGGAAACGGTCGCCCCATGTATTGGGTGCTCCAGGTAGACACGGCAATTGCTGGCGTTTCTGGAACCTCAACCTTCCAGCTCTGCTCCGACAGCACGGCAGACCTGGCCACCTCCAAGACCGTCCACATCACCAGCCCCACCTTTACCACGGCTCAGCTCGTGGCTGGCATGACCTGGGTTGCGCCCCTGCCTCCCGGCTGCTCCTATGAGCGCTACCTGGGCGTGTGGCATACCCAGGCCACAGCAACCCTCACGGCTGGAAAGATCAATTCCTTCCTGACCCTTGATCCTCCCGTCCAGAAACACTATCTGGATGCCGTGCCTTGAGCGTGATTTTAAATAACGCGTCCGCCTTTGGGCTTCGGCCCAGGGGCGGCGTGTGCCTTTCCATGATCGTCAAAAACGAAGCGGATGTGATTGTGCGCTGCTTGCGCTCAGTCCTTCCCTTCATCAGCTCCTGGTCAATTACGGACACGGGGAGCACAGACGGAACCCAGGCCATCATCCAGGAAATGCTGGGGCATCTTCCTGGCCATTTGAGCGAATTTGAGTGGAACGGATCTTTTTCAGACGCACGAAACCATTCCTGGGCGCATGCGCTTAAATTCGGGCCAAGCCATTTGATGTTCCTGGATGCGGACGAGGTTCTGGAAGCTGACGGTATCCCACTATTCACCAATGACGCCTGCCTGATCAACGTGCTCCATGATGGCCGGGAAAATCTTCGGTATTTCATGGTTCGCGCTGATTATCCCTTTCGGTGGGAAGGCATTGTGCATGAGGACATTCCACCTCATGGAAGGGTCGCGCTGCTTCCTGACGCCAAAATCATCAGCCATCTGGACGGTGCCAGGGCCAAGGATAAGGAAAGCCGGGATGCGTCGGACATGGCGGGCCTCCTGAAGATGCTGGACGAAAACCCAGAAAACAGCCGGGCGCTCTTTTACCTGGGCGCAACCTACGCCATGAGGCACGACTACGAAAACGCCAAGGAATGCTTTGAACGTCGGGTGGTGTTGGGCGGAAATCCCTATGAACTGGAACGGGCACAAGCCTTTTTGGATGGCTACCAGCAAGCCCAGCAAGCAACGAAAGGATCATGATGCGAGTCGTCGCCATCAAAACCGGATTTTACGACAACAGCCTGAGGCGCCAGGGAACTGAATTTGAAGTGCCTGAGGGTGCTAAGGGCACTTGGTTTATCCCGAAAGACGCGGACAAGGTTGTGATCCAGGAAACCCAGGAACAGCCTCGAACCTATTCAGAAATGAACGGTTCGCCTCGTATCAGCGGGCCAAGCATGCCACGCCCCAAGCGCTCCAAGGTCAAGGCTGAAACGGAAATGGAATAGGGAGTTTGACCGATGGCAAGCGAAACCGAAATCTGCAATATGGCCCTTTACCGGACTGGCGTTTCACAGGCCATCGGCAACCTCACCACCGAACAAAGCACGGAGGCGCGGATCTGCCGCCTCTTCTACCCTCAGCGGCGGGATAGCCTCCTGCAAGAAATGGATTGGAATTTCAACCGCAAGCGGGC